TGGTAGGGCAAAGCCTTCCCGCCTGGTTCAACTCGATTGTCTCCGAACATCACGCCAATATTGGTCTTCAACTGATTAGTGAAGACCACAGCGATCTGCTCTTTACCTAGAGCCTCCGTCACCTTACGCATACCCTTAGCTAATGCCTTGGCTGTGAGACCGATTCGGCTGTTAGGGTCATAGTCGCCCTCAACCTCTGCTCGAACCGGAGTGCCTGCAACACTATCCCAAACAATACAAACTAGTCGATCAGGAGCCTTCTCCCTGATAAGACCGATAAGTCTCTCAATGTTCTCGAACACCTCTTCGATGGTTCCTGGCTGTACATAGATAAAATTATTCTTTGTATCAAGCCCTAATTGTTCCATAAAGTCAGGAGAGGCTGCATTTTCAGTGTCGATATAGACCGCCAAGCCTCCCATCTTTTGAGTGTTCGCCAGGATCTGGGTAACGATCAAACTCTTACCACTAGCAGATTCACCTGCAATAGTTGTAAGCTTGCCCACAGGAATCCCGCCATCACGACGATTAGAGATAATATAGTTCAGAAGAGTTGAACCTGTTGAGATCCAAGTCTTTACGTCTGTTGGGTTTTCCCCATGCAGATCATATGCAATGTTTTCTTTTGCTGCCTTGTTTAACTCGCTACGCAAGTCATTTACAAGACTCTTTTGTTTTGTATTAGCCATTTTATCTCCAAAGGTGGAGAGGCACCTGTAACCCCGTGCCTCCCTGCGGGTAGCGGTCAACTATGCTAAAAGATCGTCGAACGCTGACTCAATGTCTGAAACACCTTCAAGAGCGTTGCCGCTGTTGGCTGCTGGCGCAGTGGTGGTGTCGTTGTTGTAGCGAGTGGTCTCATTACCACCCTCAGATGAATCATCCTCACCCAAAGTTTGCATGAGAACTTTTTCACACTGCTCAAATGTAGTACGTTCGAAGACAGTATCTACAGGATTCAGCGATTCCAGAAGAGTGTTGACTTGCTCTTCAGAGTCAGCAAGGGCAGTCGTGCGGCGCATTGGGCGGATATCGGTAGTTGGGAATGATTGTCCCTGCTTCTTACCGTAGTCAATGCGAAGGTCAGTGCCCTTCTCGGTATCGGTGATGTCACCGTACTCGGGGTCAAGAACTACATCAAGTAGTGCTTGGTAGGTGGTGCGGGAAAAGCCCCACCAGCGAACGCCCTTGTCCTCCTCGCCACGAACGACGATGGGAGCGAACACTCGCATCTTAGGCCAAAAGCGCTTAGCTTGTTCCTTCGAAGCGTCGGTGCCCTCGTTCCATAGGGAGGTACCGTACTCGGCGATGGGATCATCCTCGCCAAAAGTGCGTGGACTTAGAACGGTCGTGCGACCTTCAGTGCCCATAGCATAGTGGTAGTATGCCTCAAAGAAAGGATCGCCGGTTTCAGGACAGACAAGACGAATCTGGTGTGTTCCCTCTTCTGGCTTCCAGAAGTAGTCATTGGTGTCGCCACCTCGGTTGGTTAAGGCAGCGTGCTTCTGCCGCATCTTACTTAAGTCAATACCCATTGTATTTCTCCTTTACTGGTTAGTTGACCTTGATACTATAGTACCACAGGCTCATGCCCTGTAAAGCTTTTTAGTGAAGTTTTTTTGTGCCATAAAAAAAGGAGCCCGAAAGCCCCTAATTTATCAAAAATCTTTATAAGATATTATTTACTCGGATGGTTCAGCCTCTTCATCTTCTACCTGGAAGATCTTTGCCACAGTCACATTATGGACTCTCAAGTCGCTACCAGAAGTCAAAAGAATACTGTCTGTGTATTTTTCCCAGTCTAGCTTTAAGTGCTTGCCTGTCTGACCGCCATGTTCCAAAGCAACAGCTTTGTTGAGAGCGTTGATGGTATAAAGAGTATTTGTTTGCTTCTTGCGGTGAACACGGATGGTGTATAAACGTGGGTTGTAGACTCTATTCTTGGATACGATTGCGTTATACGACAAGATCTTATTTGTTGGATCACTGTTGTCTTCTAGCAAAAATATATACTTATTTGTCAAGTTAATATTTGAAGCGATAAACTCTACTTCTGCAAGAACTGTCTCCTCATCCTCCGCTTTTATGAAGGATGCTAATAATACGCCCCTGTCCTGTCCCATTTAGATGTTTTCCTTTTGTTATGTTCTATAACTAGTTTCCCAGCTACTTTAAAAGCAACTACTCTAAATAGTATCCAAAACTGGCTGAATCTCCGAAGAATATGCGGCACACAGAACCATCAGGTTCTCAAAATCTGTTGAGTATACAGAAAAGCTCGTAGACTTGCTATCTTCCTTAAAACTCTTTACATGTTGCTTAATCTTGTTTGTCAAGGAAGGATCCTCGTCTAGAGCAGGCTCTGGGATTCCATAGAAAAAATGTATATCCCTTGCTGATTCAAGCGGGAACAGTAGTTTAGCGTCTTTCTGGTCTTCCTCAAGTGAAGAGACTCCGAATGTAGCGATTCTTGAGATATTGTGTGGTTCAATCTTGTTTGCAAGAATCGGATCAGTGTGATTGAAGAAATTTATCATAGCGACAATATAGGAGATGAAGTAAGAAATACTATTTTCATATTCATGTATAGCCACGTCTCCAACTAGGTTGTCCACTGCCTGACGATGGACTAAGAAGATCTTTTCAAACACGCCACTTCTAGCGTACTCCTGCAAAACATTGAAAGCAATCCTGTCATCACGGCGTTGTATCTCTGAGCACATGACCCTATCGGGCACCACATACAGGACGTTCAACTTTGAATCTTTGATGGTTTCCAGTATCTTAAGGATCGCACCTGAAACAGGGTCGCCGCCCTCAACAACCATAAGAACATCATCTTTCTTCTTGATTGAGCGGAGGTAGACAGCAACCTCGTCTTGATCAAGATTATACTCATAATCGTCGTGCCCAGAGTGCTCACCTATAGAAAGGCTGCCACGTTCTTTGATTTCTGAATCTATTTTATAGACTCTGTATTCTGGGTATGATGTAAGGTGCTCTGCGATGGCGCAACCGAGTTTACCTAGTCCAATGACTTTATCCAACTTGTATATCCTTCATAGAACCTAGAGTTTTACCTCTTTTTATGTTTACCTTAAAAGTTCCGAAGTTTGTCGAACTCATAAGTGCCATCAATGGTTTAATTAGGCTCTCATCCTCTTTTTTCATATCAAGTACGACCGCATCGTGGATCAAGAAAGCAATATTAGAGCCAGCAGAGCGTTTGCGAAGCAAGTACTCTATCTTTAGAGCCTGCTTTAGGGTTAGTTCTGCTGTGGTAGACTGTACTAGATAGTTCAGAGCGTGATGTTCGCTTACATCAGACATCTCCTTCCTAAACGGTGTTCTAACTGTACTACCATCCCAGTATTCTTTGAGCAGTCGGTCTTTTTCGTAGAAACTGGCTAACTTTTGCATATCTCGGCGGTTGACAGCCGTCTTTGAGCCATAAAGCCACGCAAAAAACGCCACTTTTGCGTCATTTCTCGTATGGATGTCTGTAAAAATGTTTTTTAAGTGAAAATCGTGTACATCTTCTTCTGGTTGTGGCTTATCAAGAAGACCAAGCAAGGTTCGGACCTCTGCTCCGTTGAAATCTAACTCAATAAAGTAATCATTCTGAGGGAGGACGGCTGATCTGAACTCCTTGCTTAGTGTTAGAATAGGAAATGATCCCTTCTTGGTCGTGAGCCGCCCAGTCCTTGTTCCAAACTGATTATAATCCACATAAGGCTTATTCTTCAAGATCATCTTCGCTTGATTCTTTAACTTCTGGGAGGTCTCAAAGGTCTTCACCCTCTTTTTATCTACTGATACCCTCCTCGTTGCGATGTCTCCCAGCATCATGGAGATGTGCTTGTGGAAGTCATAGCGTTCTGGTCTCTTTACTGTCTTAATGATGTGTTCACATATTTTATTTTTTACCTCACAAAAGTCCATCAAGAACCTCTTGGGTACCAAGTCAAAGAAACAGTTGTCGTAGGTGTCCACTTGGGAAATAGCGAGTGACCGCTTGAATGCAAGGATCTTCTTAGATACGTCGTCCCAGTCATCCCGCAAATACTCGGGGATACTGTCACCGATCTTGCCGCCCTCAAGATATAAAGAAATATAGTCCACGTCCAAATCACGCAAATACGGAGCATATTTCCAAGTTGTCGTGAGATCCTCAGGAAAACTCTCTGGATCGAATACTAGCTGATTATGTGTATAGATTCCGACGCACTCGGTTTTGTCGTCTAGTGTTTGGAATATCATTTTCTTCCTCGCTAGATCCAATTATATCCCCTACTGTCCTCAATGTTAATGGGTCAGTGTCATATGGTCCAATATATTCCTCTTGGGCAAATCTTAGCGCCCTCATATATCGGTTCTCTGAACTGAGATTATAGACATTCATTATCTGCTGGATCTCTTTTCTTCTTATTCTCGATGATCGAGTAGGGTCACGCTCTGTTAGTCTAGAGAGATAAAATGTTTTTAGTTTCCATCGTTCTCCAAAGTGAGCTTTATACTCTTCCTCAGAAATCTGGTTTCTTTCTATCACCTCAGTCTTTGGAACACAATCGACTTGCACATATTCTTTTCTTACACTGACGGTCGGAGCAGTAAGGATGTAAGTGTTATAGAAGCCAAGAATATATTTCTCTAGCAGTTCAGCGTCGTTCTTCCAGGTTTCATCGTAAGAGGTTTCAAATAATATCTCAAACACTTCCTCCTGTGAAGAGGCATCTTTGACTGGCTGATACTCCTGGTAGCCTGGTTTAGGGGCTCCATTTTCATCAAAATGTATAGCTATGCGGCGCTTTACGCTCTCCATCCCTGGGATTTGAGAATAACCAAAAGCCATTGGGGCTAACTCCTGATTTTCAAGTGTAGGGTCGCATGGCAAAGGATCAGGATAAAGGTCTTCAAACTCCTCGATTGGAACGCCATACATATATTCTTGCATAGCGGGGTTCCTAAGATCTGCTACAAGCCTCCAAGGGATATTTCTATCAATAGAGAATCCGTACTGTGCTACGATATTAGAAACAAGTTCAAAGTTCTGATCCAAGAACTCATAAGATTTTGTGAAGTCGTCAGAGTATTGCTCAGCAGCAATCTCGACCATTAGTCCAGACATCAAAGGAGATAAGCTTACCCCCTCTATGTACCCACTGAATGTTGTTGGTCCCACTAGTGAGACTGCCAAGTCTATGTACTCGTCGAACACAGATAAGAAGTTGTCAATGTTTTTTATTATTCTCTCTTTGTTCCCCAAAGGTAGAAAGCTTTCGATGAAGTATCGATAGACTACATCTCTCATATAATCATCATATTCTAAAGTAGCAGGGTTCCATGCTTTTACAATTGTTGGTTCAGTCCAAGGGCTGTTCCTGAATATTATGTTTTGGTCTGCAAGCTCTCTAAGTTTTTTAGATAAGTCGTACCAAGCGTCAGCTACAAAGTTCAAGGCAAATTGGCTTTCGTTGTCCGTGAAGTACAGTGGTTTTAAAAACTTCTGATCAGGTATTACCGTATTTCCTTTTGTGTTTACGATACCATAAAATCGCTCAGTAGACCAAGTGCTGACAGAGTTTGTGATCAAACCTTGCGGGAAGATAAGATTCCTATAGATAAGCCGCTCGGTATGTATACCTGCCGCACCAAGGTCGTTTTCCCCATACGAATAAGATTCTGGATTCTCACTTGGAGATGGTTTATACTGATCTGCCATTTAGCTACCTAGAGTATTTAGTTTGCTGTTTGTCCTGTGTTGGAAAACCGCATCGACTGTTGTTGTAAAACCTCTACTAGAAATACTATTTTGTGATAGCACGACCCTATAGTAGCCACCAAGAGCGAGAATCTGGTTTGCGAACTCGCCCAGGGAGGCACGA